AAACGAAATCCATGCTAATTTGAAGATAAATGCCCTTGCCTAAATCCTTATCCGGTATAGACTTGTGGCGAGGAGCCTGGGGGTATGCAATGAAAACGTCAATAAAAAGCCTCTCAAAACCGGCAATGTCACGGCTTTTGGGGCTATCTGGGGCAACTATTACTGCAGAAGTAATAAGGGCGGACGTCGCCGCAGGAGCTCCTGAAAACGCGGATGGGACCATGAATCTGATTCATTACATGGCATGGCTGATCAAGGAGCTTGCCAATCGCAAAAGCTAAGAGAACAAAGCGCAAGCCGCCGGCGAAGCGCTCGAAGTATGTTTCGGAGCGCGAGCTGCGCGATGCGTTAAACGATACGCCGGCGGGAAAGGTTTTGACGTCGCGGCAATTTTGCCGGCATCGAAAGGCAGCCGGTTTGCCTATTAACAGCAAGCAGGGCGTGGACAGCGAGAAATACGCGGCCTGGCTTTCGGACGAACTCCGCCGGCGGAGTCAGGCGCCTGACCTCGATACCGAATACGAAGGAATGAAACGCAAGGCTGCTGCCCGCAATCGCGCGGCATCGGAGTCGGGTAGGAACATCGGCGACTTGCCGCCCGTCGCGAATCCAAAGCGACGGAAAGACGCCGAGATGGATTTCCGCTATTTCGCAGAGGCTTATTGTTCCATGACGTTTCACCTGGCATGGTCGCCCGACCACCTGAAGGCTATCGCGCGAATCGAGCAGGCTGTTCTTCACGGCGGGCTATTTGCCCTGGCCATGCCGAGGGGAAGCGGGAAGACGTCCCTCGCTGAATGCGCGTGCCTCTGGGCTGTGCTTTATGGGCATCGAGCGTTCGTCTGCCTTGTAGGGGCAAGCGAGGTCCATGCCGTCGAAATGCTGGACAGCATAAAGACCGAGCTCGAGGGAAACGAACTAATAGGCGATGACTTCCCAGAGGCCGTCTTTCCGATTCGCTGCCTCGACGGGATCGCGAATCGATGCTCTGGGCAGCTTTACCATGGCCAGCGTACGCAAATCGGCTGGACGGCAAACGAGATCATCATGCCGACCATGCCCAAGAGCAAGGCATCTGGGGCGATCATCAAGGTGGCAGGGATCACGGGCCGAATCCGCGGAATGAAATTCAAGCGCCCGGATGGCGGAACGGCCAGGCCGGAGCTCGTCGTGATTGACGATCCCCAAACAGACGAGTCAGCCGGGTCCCTTTCCCAGTGCGCAACCAGGAAGCGAATCCTGGTGGGCGCCGTCCTGGGCCTGGCCGGCCCCGGGAAGAAAATATCTGGCATCATGCCGTGTACGGTTATTCGCCCCGGCGACCTGGCCGACGTGATATTGAACCGGGCCGAATACCCTGACTGGAACGGCGAACGAACGAAGATGATTTATGCTTTTCCGACGGACATGTCGCTATGGGAAAAATATGCAGAGGCGCGCGGAGAGTCATTACGTCGGTTTGGCGACCTGCGAGACGCGACGGCTTTTTATAAGAAGAACCACCTTCGGCTTGAAGAGGGCGCAAAGATTGCCTGGCCGGAGAGGTTTAACCCAGACGAGGCATCTGCTCTGCAGCACGCGATGAACTTGAAGCTTCAGGACGATGATGCTTTTTTCGCGGAATATCAAAACGAGCCTCGCGTAAAGGACGACTCCGATACCGAGGGCTTGCTGACGCTAGAGGAAATTCAGGGCAAAACAAACAATCATCTGCGAGGGCATGTTCCTGCCGATACGACTTGCCTCACTGCATTTATCGACGTTCAGGGCAAGCTCTTATATTACGTCGTGGTGGCTTGGGGCGAAAGCTTTACGGGGCACGTTATTGACTATGGCGCATATCCCGACCAGAAGAAAAGCTATTTCACTCTGAGGGCTGCGCAGGGGACGTTGCAAAAAGCGAGCCGGAAGGCCGGCCTCGAGGGGGCGATATACGCCGGCCTCGATGCCTTGACGCAAAAGATACTGGGCAGGGAATGGCAACGGGACGACGGGGCTCATATGAAAATCGAGCGCTGCCTGATCGATGCGAACTGGGGCACATCGACGGACGTCGTTTACCAGTTTTGCCGGCAGTCTGATTATGCGGTGGTGCTCTTACCGAGTCACGGACGTTTCGTCGGGGCTGCGTCAAAGCCCCTCGGCGATTATCACAAAAAGCGCGGAGACAAGGTCGGGCTCAACTGGCGAATTCCAAATGTCAGGGGGCGCCGAATGATTCGCCATGTTGTTTACGACACGAACTTCTGGAAGTCTTTCACCCAGGCGCGCCTTGCCGTATCGATGGGCGACCGGGGGTCCCTGGCGATATTCGGAAAGAATCCTGGCGAGCATCTTATGTTTGCCGAGCATTTGGTTTCAGAATATCGCATAAAAACCACTGGCCGAGGGCGAACAGTGGACGAATGGAAGCTGCGCCCTGATGTGGCCGATAACCACTGGCTTGATTGCCTGGTGGGCACGGCGGTTGCTGCGTCTATCGTTGGCATCAATTTACCGGAGGGAATGCCGACCTCCGGCGGCCGTCGAAAGAGAAAAAGGTATACGCAGGAAGACCTCAGAAGGAGGGCGTGATATCGCAAAACAAGAGAAGCCAGGGCTGGCCTGTCGTTCGTGCGGTTGCGCGCATTTGCCGGTTGACCGAACGAGGCGCGTGGGGCGCATAGTTATAAGATATCGGCATTGCCGGCATTGCGGGAAACGGTATACGACCTGCGAGACGATGGTGGAGAAGCCGTCGAAGGGCCCCCCTGCATCTAAATAAAAGTCCAGATATAGACCCTGCGAACGCCATTCCCCCTTTCCCATAGTCTTCCCGCTTTCCTTTTCTATACTTCCTGCGTGTTGAGCCGCTATCCATTATAGGGCATGGAGGCAGTTATGAGCGACGACTTAGGCACAGAGATTCTTGAGAATGCGCAGGGCCCCCGGTCTGCAGAGGGCGACGGCCAGCGGATGGAGCAGCACAGCCTGCCTGACCAAATCAAGGCGGCGAAATTCCTCGCCGGCAATGCATCCCGGCTTGACCCGTCGAAATCTATCATGCGCTTTAAGATTGTCCCACCGGGAGCCTCGTAATATGTGGCCATTTGGAAGTCGCAACCGGCCTCCGAGAAAGGCCCTGACCGCCGTGCCGGCGCGCAGGGCTGCCGCAAAATATGATGCGGCTCAAACCACCGCCGATAATCGCCGGCACTGGGCAAATGCCGACGGGCTCTCCGCGACGGCTGCCGGCTCTGTCGCTGTTCGTAAAACCCTGCGAAACCGGGCGCGATACGAGGTGGCCAATAACTCATATGCCGCCGGGATCATGGCGACGCTGGCTAATGACGTTGTCGGCACGGGGCCGCGCCTGCAGATGGGGACCGCCTCAAACGATATTAACAGAATTCGTGAGACGCTGTTTGCGTCCTGGGCGAAGGCCGTGGGCCTGGCCGAAAAGCTGAGGACGATGCGCCTGGCGCGAGCACAGGACGGCGAGGCCTTCATGCTCTTGACCACGAATCCCGACTTGAGGCATTCGATTAAGCTTTTTCCTGTCGTCATCGAGGCTGATCAGATTGCCTCGCCGAATCTGATGCAGAACCTATTGCAGCTCTCAGGCGATATAGTCGACGGAATAACATTTGATTCCAACGGGGAACCAAAAACGTATACCATGCTTGACAAGCACCCAGGCGCAGCCGCCGCGCTTATTTCCAGGACGTTCACGGAGATTCCTGCTGCCAGTATGATTCACTGGTTTAAGAAAGGCCGCCCTGGCCAGCGTCGAGGTATCTCAGAGCTCACGCCGGCGTTGCCGCTATTCGCGCAGCTTCGCCGCTATACCCTGGCCGTCATTGGGGCTGCCGAGGCGGTGGCGGATATAGCGGTGGTCATGAAAACCACGATGCCGTCAGGCGAAGAAGCCGCCGAAGTTGAGCCTATGACAGAAATTGAATACGCAGCCCGCATGGCAACATTTATGCCTGAGGGGTGGGAACCGTTTCAGATAAAGGCCGAGCAGCCCTCGACAACGTATGCTGATTTCAAGAAGGAAATCTTGAACGAAATTGCCCGATGTATTCCCATGCCATACAACGTGGCCGTGGGGAATTCGGCCGGCTACAATTACGCCAGCGGGCGCCTTGATAAGCAGGCGTATTATAAATTCATTCGCGTTGATCAATCTTCCGCCGAAGCCGTCGTGCTTGACCCATTGCTGCGGGCGTTTGCCGAAGAGGCATCCAAGGTCTATGCGTTTATCGACAAACAGTATGCCTGGCCGCATCAGTGGTTTTGGGACGGCACGGAGCACGTTGACCCGGTTAAGGAGGCGGTGGCACAGAGCAAGCGACTTGAGAGTAACACAACGACGCTGGCCACCGAATATGCCAGGAACGGAAAAGACTGGGAGACGGAGCTTGAGCAAATAGCGCGCGAACGGAAACGCATGAAGGCGCTTGGCTTGGTGCCGGCTGATGTGGAGCCGGCTGAGGCCGGAACGGGAAGGAGCGGAGATGGTCAAAGCTAAAGCGAATCTGTCAGACCGTATTGACTTTCTGGGCGGTGTTGAATTTGTGCGGGCGGCTGCCGATGGTGGCGATGAGGGTAAGCGCCCGTCATTTACCGTCAATGCCTATAACGGCGGGCCGATGCGCGTCGGTGGGTTTTATTATCCCGTCGTGCTCGACCTGCAGGGTATTCGGTCTGGGCTTGTATCGATATTGCGCGACCACGACATGAGCCTGGTGCTTGGCCAGGGCGAGGCGAAAATCGGCGCGCGAAGCATCGTCGTCAAGGGAACCATGACGGGCGACCATACCGATCCCGCAGACCCGGCGTATGACATTATGAAGCATGTACGAAACGGATTTGTTTGGTCTGCGTCCGTCGGCGTATCCGTTGACAAGTCAGAAATCCTCGAGGAAAAGTTGAAAGCCAAAGTGAACGGAAAAACAGTCACTGGCCCCGTCATTATCATTCGCGCAGGGCGCTTGGCTGAGGTGTCTTTTTTGTCTATCGGGGCGGATGAAACCGCCAGCGTTAAAATCGCGGCACAGGCCGCAACGAAAGGAGCCAGCATGGAATTTGAAAAGTGGTTGGAAGCCATGGGCCTTGCCGTCGACAGTATCTCCGACGAGCAGGAAACGAAGTTGAGAGCGAAGTTTGACGCAGAGCAGGCAGAGCCGGAGCCGGTCGTCAAGGTTCGCGCCAAGCCGGGCC